ACTTGACCGTCTTGCCCCCATAGCCGAGGGCCGCGCTTATTTCTTCCATTTTTTCCGTGATCTCGGCCCACCTTGTAGACCGATACCAAAGGGAGCCAGTCAGAGCTACCTGCTCGTCCAAGTCCCCCACCGCTGTCTCATAGGTGATATACGGCAGGGCCGCGTCGTCGGGGAGCGTCTGCTCATCATAAGCCGTCAGCCCGAACGACGACCAAAAACTGTTAAGAGCCTGTGATCTGTCCATCTGGTAAAATGTACTCCTCCGCCGAAACCTGCCTCATATTGAGGCCTGCGCCCTTCGGCGTCCTGTTATCTTTGCTGTCAGACGTCACCCGAAAAATCTGCCCGTCTGACTCCCTCTGAAAAACGTCGTGGTATTCGAGATAATTGTTCTTGCGAGTAGTGACCGTGTACAAATCCTTCACGCCGCTTTTCTCTGCCACTTTGGCCTCCAGCGAGGTGTTGTACACGATCGCCGCTTGAAACTCAGCGCCCCGTGCCCACTTATTTTGGAAGCCCCCATAGCCGTCCAGCTCCGTGACCTTGTTGAGAATCACGCAGGGCTCCATGTTCTCGCTCAGTAACGACATCTCGGTCGCCTCCATCCTGCAAGACGCGCCGCAAAGCCGTTCACGCCCTGCCAAGCGCTCCCAATGCCGTTTTCTGTCGCCCCTTTGGAGTAGCTATACCCTCCGAAGGACTCGCTCGTATACGGGCTTAGGGCGGGGCTGTCTGGCTGACTGTACTGGGCCTCCCATGCGTCGATCTCGTCGGAGATTTTCAGCACTTCGGGCGGCACCTTCATCAGCCACACACTGCCCTCAAAGGTCTCGTCCTTCAACTCGTCGTCGGGATACTTGTACACGCCGTCGTTAAAGACCGAGCCGATAATGCGAAAATACTGCCCGTTCTGCAGTATCTCGCCGTCGTTGAATGCCGTGATCTTGCCGTCTACGATCTCAAAGGGGCCGTAGTACTTCGTCCCGTCATCCACGAACCAGTTATTTAAATACCTGCATACTTCGGACAGCATTTTCGATCACTCCTCTTTATTCGCCGCCGCTCGGCTCCTTGTCGGTTGCAGTGACCACCGCGATACCGTCGATGTACTCAGCCCACAGGGCCATGCCCATCAGAGCATAGGTCGCGCCCGTTGCTCTGCTGTAGTCGCCTTCAGCGTGGAAGCCGATAAGGTTCGTTTCACCTGCAACGGTGTACTGCAGGCCCAGCTTCGCGAAGTCGCTGTCAGACGGGTCGATGTAGTACAGGTCGATGTTTTCCACAGGAACCGCCACGATCTTTCCTCTCGGAATATCGGGTTCGGACAGCAGGATAAGAGTGCTGTAGCCCATGAAGTCCTTGATGTAGGTGAGGCCGAACTGCGTCTGTACGGTGATGTTCGCCGCGCCGATGTACTTGTATACGTCAAGCACGTTGCAGAAGCCAACAATCTCGGTGACGTCTTTGCGCATCTTGTTGAACTTGTCAATGACGAGTGCTTTCGCCATCGCAAGGCCCATCTGGAAGGTGCCGTAAGTTTCCGTAAGCTGGCCCGTGACGAGGAAGTCATAGAACCGCTTCAGAACCTTCTTCTGCAGTTCGTTTCTAAACGCCTCGTCGGTCTTCTCAACCGCGATCTCCGCGCCGTACTTGGCTACGGCTTCGATGGATACGCTCTTGGCGTACTTTTCGACCGTCAGATCGTCATACGCTACGGGCGTCACCTTGGCCTCGGAGAACGGGATCAGCTCGCCTTCTCCTACGCTGTCCTCAAGGGTGAGGGATGCCTTGTAGGAGGTCAGCTTTGTGCCTGCCGCCTTTCTGATCGGGCGCATAATGCCCAGAATCTGGCGCAGTGCGTTCCAGTTGTCATTGAAAACGGTTACGAAATCAACTTCTCTCGCGTTGACCGTAATGTCGGACTGTTTAGTAAGTCCTGCTAATGCTGGCATGTGTTATTCTCCTTTGTTCATAAGCTCCACGAGCGCCTTCTGGCGGGCCGCCGTGTCCATTTTGTAATGACCGTGCTCGTCCCGTTCATAGATCTGCTCGCGGGTTAAAGTACCACTGCCGCCGTTCTTTGGCGGGTGTGAAGTGTTCGCGCCCTGTGCGCCCTCCTTCACGATCAGCTCTGACCATTCCTCTTTTACGTCCTTGATGTGCTTCTTGGCGTCCTTGATCTTGTCTTCCTCGTCAAGCTCCACGGAATCCCAGTCCGTGTATTTCAGCACCTTTGCAAGGCCCTTTTCGGACACGCCTGCGTCCTTCAGAATCTCCCTGTAGGCCGCTTCCTTCTTTGCCCTCAGTTCCTTGCCAGCCACTTCTTTCTTGAAGTCCTCGAACTTCTGGTGTTCGTCCTTGTACTTCTGCTCGAATTGGCTGTCGCCGCCGTCCTTTTTCAGCTTGTCGAGTTCCTCCTGTACCTTGGGGAGCTTTTCAGCGTCCGCTTTGTACCTGTCACGGTCTGCCTTGATGCTCTCAAGCGACTCCGTGTGGGCCGTAATGATCTCGTCGATTTTCTCCGCTTCGATTCCCATCGCGGAAAGGAATTTTCTTGTCAGTGCCATTGTTCACTCCTTTGCTTCGGTGACAGTTCTTCGTCATTCGTGAGGCAGGTGCCTTTTATTGCCTGCTGTGCTTCGCCTGCAATAAAAAAAGCTCGCCAAGGGTCTGCCGTGCCCCTCAACGAGCCAACAGTTGGGGCGCAGAGTGTTGAGCCTCCGCAGGGAGCTACCCTTTCCCGAACTGTTATATGGATTGTAGCACAGTTTATTTTCCCGTGCAATACAAAAGACGGGCCTTTTCACCCGTCTTTCAGCATAGATTCTATCAGCTTGTAGTATTCGTCGGAGTGGTCAGCCGCCGCTTTCTTGAGCATGTGTATAGGCTTCATGCCCACGGTCTTATGCCACACGCCTTTCTCGTCTTGATACATCCACGGCGTTTTTCTGCCGCCTCCGCCCTCCGTGTAAATGCCAGTGCCCACTTCATTGTACACGGCGTACTCCAGATTGGAGCCGATGTACACGGCCTTTTCATCCGCTTCAACCGTGTGGGCTATGCTATTCCGCAAGCGGCCCGTGTCTACTCTGGACTCCGCTGTGATCGTGTCTTTGGCGTATCCCTCGGCCTGCAGGCCCACCGCCTCAAGGGCTTTTATGATCTGCTCAGCCGCCGCCTGTTTAAACTGATCCTTATTGCTCTGAATCTTTACGTCCGCGCTCATCGCTTAGCCCCCACCAGCAAGTGCGGAAGTGGTGCAGATGATTTTCCCGTCTTCCGTGCATTCCCATATGATCATCTGGTATGCGTCTTTCGGATCCACAGGGTTGCCGCTCCTGTCCAAGTAGTGTATCTCAGAATATGCGCCGCCGTTCGGCGTCCTTCCTTTTACCCTATCAACTGTTGCCATCCTTTCACCTCTTCCCCAGAATCTTTTTAAGAATCTCAAACCTGTTCGGGAACTCGAGCATCATTGTAAGCTGATCTTCCTGCACCATCGACACGGAGTCAGCAAAGTCCTCCGCGTTTGAATTTTCCCCATATCGCGTCGGGGACTTTTTGCCGCTCTTTTCAAGGTCTTTCGCCATAGCGTTCTTCCACTCATCGCCACTTGAAACCTTCCCGACAACGAAAGAACCATCTTCCCTGTCAATTTTATGCCCCATCTCGTGACATAGTGAGTGTACAAGATAATCCTCATCGTGCTGATACGAGTAGCGCCACACGCTTATCTGGTCGCCGCCCGTCATGTATGAGTGCGTGAAGTTCTTGTAATGTTTCCTCCAGTACGCGTCGCTCGGATTATAAACGTCATGGATAACTATTTCTTTTTGGCCCTGCGTCCTTATTTCCTGCGGTACACGGTTGTACGCCGCGAGGAGTTGCTCTGGCGTCAATGTCTGGTTCTTTTTATTATACGATTTCGGGAACACGAACTCAATACCATCTGGCGTTGTATACACGGTTGCGGGCGCGGTTTTTCTTACCTGCCCCCAGCTTCCGCTCGGGAAGCCGTATGCCTTTACGGCCCTTACGGCGCAGTCCGAAAGCGTATAATTTGTTGGCGGGGAGAATGATATATCGAGCGTATCCTCCTGCTTTCGCTTCACCCCCTGCCATTCTTCAAAGCTAAGGCCGCCCATTTTCGGGGAGCTTTCCACCCTCTGCCGGTCAAAGCCCTTTATGGATGCTTTCATCGTACAGCGGCAGTTATACACCTCCGATGGATCGCCGTACGGGTCAGCGGGAAAGCGGCACCCGTTTGGGAACGCGTCATCCACAGGAACGCGTATG